AGACGACTGCAGGCGGCGGGCGTGGAGTACGTGCCAGGTCCGACACGCACGGAGGTAGGCAATCTGCGGCTCACGCGCGACGAGCAGACGCGCTACCAGCAGCTCACCAATACCTATGTTGACGAAAATATCCGGCGTCTGTTGCAGGCGCCGTCGTGGGAAAGAATGTCGGCGCGCGCCAGGGAAGAGGCGGTGCAGCGCGTAGCGACCGCCGCACGCGAGCGCGCCACGGCCGAGATGTTGAGGAGCTTGCCGATCGAAGATGTGCGCCGGCGCAGAGCCGAGCTGGCTGCGGGGAGATAAAGAGTCATGTCTGTGCGCTGGGTATCCGATCCGACCGACCCGACCGGTGGTTATTTCGTGGATGCCGAGGGACGGCGCTTGCCGCGCCCGGCGTATGACCCGGCGACAGGCACCTGGTCAAACCTGCCCGGTCAACAGCAGCCTGCGAGTCCGGAAGGACCGCCCACGCCCGATCGGATGTCGATGGTGCTGAGTGATTGGGCCGCGCGCCATGGAGGCCAGGTTGGCGGCGCGTTCACCGTCGATCCGCAGATCGACGAATGGGACGAGGTCCAGCAGAAGAACATCACCAGAGCCAATCCGAACCCGACCAGGCGCTACACCTTTAAGGATGGCTCGGTGCTCGAGATCACCGATCAGGGTGAGGTGCGGGGAACCAAAGAAGTCGAACCCAAAGAACCTCAGGAAGCCAGGCCGAAAGAAAACGATACGCGCACCAGTATCCGTGAAGGCCGCAATGTCACTGAAACCTTCAAGGGCGGGCAGTGGGTTGTCACGAGCGTTGGCGACGAGGCGGTGCCTGGCGAGGGCAAGCCGAAAGAGAATGACACGCGCACCAGCATTCGCGAAGGCCGCAACGTTACCGAGACGTTCAAGGGCGGCCAGTGGGTTGTTACGGCTATCGGTGAGGAAGCAGTCCCCGGCGAGGCCAAGCCCAGGGAGAACGACACGCGCGAGAGTGTTCGGGAAGGCCGCAACGTTACCGAGACGTTCAAGGGCGGGCAGTGGGTAGTCAGCAAGATTGGTGAACCGGCCGTGCCCGGTCAGGCCAAGGAAGGCGACACGCGGGAACTGATCCGCGAAGGCCGCAACGTGACCGAGACATACCGGGGCGGCAGCTGGGTGCCGACCAGGGTAGGCGGGCGTGCGATTCCCGAGCCGCCCACTGCGGTGACCGGCTCGAGCGATCAGCCGTATCTGCTGACGCGTGATCCTGATACGGGCACGCTCACGCAGGAGCGTAATCCGAATTACCGCCCCAAGACAGTGGCCGACGTCGCCGCGCGTACCGGCCAACTGCGTGCCGCGATGGACGCCAAGAAGGCCGAGTTGCAGGCAAAAGTTGGCGAAAACTATTCGCGCGAGCAGGCTTTCGGTGATTACGAGCGTTGGTACAACCAGACGGTCCGGCCCGAGATTGCCGCGCTCGACGCTGCCCAGGAAGAGGCGCTGTACGCGCGCGGCAAGGAGCAGGCTACTCAGAAGACAGCGGCGTATACCGCGGCCCAGCAGGCCGGGCAGCTCGCGCTGGATGCGTACAGGGCGCAGGCGCCGCGGCGTGTTGGGCCCGGTGCGGGTGCCATGTTTGGCGGCGCGCTGAACGCCATCAACAAGGCGGCTGGACTACCCGAGCAGGACTACTCGGCGTTGATCACGAAGGCGCCGAACATCATGCGCGAGACGCCCGAGCAGGCTACCAATCGGGTGCTGGCCGCTATTTCGCCGACGGCGGCGGCCAATGCCGGTCAGGCCACCCCGAACTACGCGGGCGTCAACATTGGCAACGAGCTCGCGCTCGGTCCGGCCTGGATGCCGCCAGCTGCCGCAGGAGCAGGCGGAGGAGGCGGAGGAGGTGGGACAGGAGGTGGCACCGTCACGCGCGGCACACTGACCGTATCCGACACCCATCCCCAGGCGGATTGGATCAGGCGCGACGCTGCCGATCGCCAGTTGCAATTGCAGCAGGGACCGATTGGTCAACTGGCACGGCGGGCCGGGGTCAACGTCAACGATCTCGTGGCGGCCGCGGCGAGCACCGGTCTGAGTCCAGAAGCATATCTGAGAATGACCGGCGAATACGGCGCTCCGCAGCCTGCGCCCCAGCCGGTACCGCAGCCGCCGTCGCAGGCCTGGACCAGTGCTTCGGCGGCGCTGCAGCAGCGCGTGCCGATGGCACCGACGCGTTGGCAGCCGCCGACAGCGGCGCCTGTGCCTGCGCCAGCGCCGGTCCCGCCACCCTACGTCCCGACTCCCGACGAGTCATTGGCGCGTCTGGGCGGCGGGTTCGAGCCGCAGCTCCAGGCTCCGGGGTTCGGATATGACCCCAGCAACATTTTGCCGACGGCACTATCGCCGTCGCCCGCCGTCGAGGCCACGGTGCCCTACGACGCAGCGCCCTATCAATTCCCGGGCATGGAGGGGATTTATGACGCGGCGCGGAGCATGTACCGATCCGTGCCGCGCGTGCAGTTTGGTCCAGGTGGATGGCGCAACCCTAATGTGAGGTACTAAGATGGCCGACGAACAACCCGAAAACACTCCTTCTGCGGAACCGCAGTCGGCCGATGCGCCAGCGTCGGAGACGTCTTCGGAAGCCGAGACTCGATCTTCAGGAGCACCATCCTGGTGGCAGCGGATGTTCAACCGCCGCCCGGCGGGTGGAGCCGAGGAGGACGAGGCCGAAGCTGAGGAGACGCCGCAACCGAGCGAAGCGTCGAGCAAACTGTCGCTGACCCAGGAAGAGTTAGACCGCCGAGTCCAGGCCGAAACAGATCGCCGCGAGGCGAAACGCGCGCAAGAGACTCGCCTCAGGCAGCGTCGCGAGCTGCGCGATTCCGATCCGTGGGCATATGCCGAGCAGGATCGCAAGGACGAGCAGGCCGTGCAAGGTGGTCAGCAGTTGTCGCAGTTCGTCGGCAACATTGGCCTCGAGCATGACAAGGTCAGCATCGATCCCCTGTTCATGGCGTTGCCGCAAGCCGAGCAGGAGCGCATTCAGAAGCTCGAGGGCGCGGGTATTGGGTTAGCGGGTCGCAAGCTGGTTGTTCAGGAGTCGCTGAAAGCATTGGAAAAACACTGGAAAGCCGAGGGCGCCAAGGATGCCGAGCGGCGGCTGAGGTCGAATCAGGCATTCCGGAAGCAAGTCCTGAGCGAAATGCGGAGCTCGTCACCCGAGCCCGACCTGTTGCCGTCAGGCAATGGTCCAACCGAAGCCGATAAGACGATGTCGAACATTTTCCGCGACTACTACGGCATCGGCGGCGGCGCAATTCGCAGGCACAACAACAGCTCGGGCTAGCCCTCTCAGGGACTGGCCCCGTTCTCAAAGAGGGCCACTCCCACGCCGTACAACAGCATCGCCACCCGTGCGACCCCAGGTTCGGGTCCGCTGATCCCAGAAGAGGTCAGTCGCGAGATCGTTCAGTCGATCGAGGTCAAGAGTGCGGCCATGCAGCTCATGCCGCACGTCAGGATGAAGCGCGCCCAGCAGCGTATCCCGGTCATGAGCCAGCTGCCGATCGCCTACTGGGTAGCCGGCGCCAGCCTCGATGCACGCGACATCGGCATGAAGCAGACCACCAGTTTGCAGTGGGACAACGTCTATCTCAACGCCGAAGAGATGGCCGTGATTGTGCCGATCGCCAAGAATTTGCTCGATGACATGGATTACGACTTCTGGGCGCAGACCAAGCCCAAGGTCACCGAAGCGTTTGCCGTGGCACTCGACGACGCGATCTTCTTCGGCACCAATGCGCCGACCACCTTCCCGCCCAGCATCGTCGCGGGCGCCAACAGCGCCGGCAATCTGGTGGTCGCGGGCACCAGCACCGTCGACTATCTCGACGATGTGAACAACGCCATGGCTACCGTCGAGGCCGATGGCTACGACATCACCGGTTTCTGGGCCAGACGCCAGGTCAGGGCCAAATTGCGCGGCCTGCGCGACGCCCAGAAGGGACTGCTATTCCTGGGCGACAACAGTACGCCGAACGCGTCGATCAATACGGGCAGCCTGTACGGCGAGCCGATCGTGTTCTCGAACGCGGGTCTTGCCAGTTTTGCCACCGGCGCCACGGGCTACAGCATGATCGGCGGCCAGTGGGACCAGAGCATGCTCGCCATCCGCGACGACATCAGCATGGAGCTATTCGATACGGGCGTGATCACCGATAACGGCTCGCCCCCGGTTATTCAGTACAACCTGCTGCAGCAGGACATGGTTGCCCTCCGCGTGACCGCCAGGTTCGCCTGGGCGATCCCCAACCCCGTCAATCGCCAGCAGCCAACCAAGGCTAGCAGGTACCCCTTTTTCGCCGTGCAACAGAAGGCAACTACAGGTGGAGAGGGCTGACATGCGTTTTGAGCAACCCGATCCCAATCCACCGACTCCGCCCGAGCCGCCGGCCGAGCCGGACGACGACGACCAGCCCGAGGCGCCGGACCCGAAACCAGCGGGGTAACACCGCATGTCTCCTTTAAAGAAGGGCAGTTCGCCGAAAACAGTCAGCGCCAATATTCGTGAACTGAAGAAGAGTGGGCGACCCCAACGGCAGGCGGTCGCCATCGCTCTCAGCCAGGCGCGACGATCGAAACGGAGGAAGTAATGGTCAAGATCCGAACGCTGGTGCCGCTCACCAATCCCAAGACTGGCGACCAGCTCGCGGTGGGCGACGAGGTGGACGTGGACGTCGAAACTGCTGCTGACTGGCGCGCGGACGGCAAGGTGTCCTACGTCTCGGACGAGCAGGCCGCGGCCAAGGCTGCCGAGACTGGCAGCTACAGCGCCCGCACCACACGCGAGGACGCACCCAAATCCAGGGAGAAGAAGTAATGCCGCGCGTGCGTTTCCTGGCCCCGTCAGCTGACCCGCGGCCCGAGAAGGCAGGCACTGTCTATGGCGCGGGTCACGAGACGGATTACGACGTCGACGACTACCAGTACATCAAGATCCTGTTGCTCGAGGGCAAGGCCGAATTGCTCGACGGCGCACCTGCAGCCCTCCTGGCCGCACCCGAGGAAACCACTCAGTCGTGATCAGTCTGGCCGAGCTCGAACGCGAGGTAGCTCGGCGTACCGGGCCGTTTTTGCTGGCGGCCCAGGACTCGGGCACGCCGACGTCGTCGACGGCAACGAGCGCCATCATGCCCAGCCTCAAGACCAACGCACTCCTGGGTGGGCCCGAGAACCTGTGGCTGGTGCGGCGTGGGCGGCTACTGGACGGCTCGCCTACGCCTGGGCCGATCATCGACGCCGACCGCGAGCGACTGGTGCAGGCGTTCGACTCGGGCGCTGGTCGCATCATCGTGGATCGCAACTGGCGCGATCCCATGTACCCATCCGAGCTCGCCGATTTGATCCACCTGCATCCCAGCCAGGAGCTGCGGGTGGCGGTATTGGCCGGGCTGCGGCGCTGTTTTCTCGAGGACCGCGGCCGACTGTATCCCAACGTCAGTGGTGGGCAGGTTGACGTGACCGCGACGCTGCCGTGGGTGACCGATACCGGGCAGGTGCTGCGCGTCCAGGCCGGCTACGGCACGGCCATGGGCGATATTCCGTTCGAGGCGGTCACCCAGGCCGGGCACGTGCTCGTGACCACCAACGGGCCGATGTCGCCCGGTGGCATGTGGACCACACTCTTGCGTCCCCACTGGTCATGGGTCAACGAGGCCGAGTCCACCACGGGTCCAACCGAAGACGACGACATGCTGAGCGTGGATCTGGACTACGCCGCGGCAGCTGCGCACATCGAAGCCTGGCATCTGTTTCCGTCGAGGATGTTCGCGGCAGCGGCCGGCAACCTGCAGGCGACGCAGGAGATGGCGGCGCGCGAGTTCACGCGGCAGGCCATGATCTGGGGGCCTGCGGACAATCGCAGCATCGGGTTTACCGAAACAGTGAGGTTGGCGTTATGAGCGCACCGTCGGTGACCGTCAACTGGAACGAGATCGACGGCACGCCGATGCCGCCCGACTATTCTCAGGGACCGCAGGGGCCGCCCGGCCCACCTGGTCCCGCGGGGCCGATCGGGCCGCCCGGCGAAGATGGTGCTGAGGGCATCCAGGGCGACGACGGCCAGACGGGTGCGGGCTGGAAGGTGATGAGCCGTCCGCCGAATGTGGGCGAGGTGACGGGCGACACGCTTGGGACGATCTGGTACGACTCGATCAGCGGCCAGTTCTGGACCCTGATCGACAACACCAGCCCGACGTGGACGTGGCGTCTCGACGGCACGGTGGTGGGCGCTCAGGGCGTGCCCGGTCCTCAGGGACCGCCCGGCCCAACTGGCACCACGGGCTTGACCGGGCCGACCGGGCCAACGGGACCGCAGGGTGTGGCTGGCCCGCCTGGGCCGCAGGGTATTCAGGGTACGGTCGGGCCGCAGGGGCCGACCGGCAATACAGGTGCAACCGGAGCGCCGGGTGCAGCCGGTGCTCCGGGTGCAGCAGGCGCACAGGGTCAGATCGGCCCATCGAGCAGCGTGCATGAGGAGTTCATGCCCAGCAATGGGACGACCACGATCACCTTGAGCCAGGTGCCGCAGTGGGTGCTGCTGCTATCCAGGGGCGGCGTGGTGCAGTCGAGTACCGATGGGCACTACACGCTGGCGGGTAGCACGATCACGCTCAACGAGGCGTGCGATGGCACCGAGCGGATCGTCGTGGACTATGCCAGCACCAGCTACACGCCGGTGCCGCCCATCAATGGTTCGGGGATCAGCGATGGCACGATCACCACGGCGCAGTTGGCAGATCGGTCGGTCACCAACATCAAGCTGGCGAGCGATACGGCCAGGGCAAATTTGCTAACGAATGGTTCGTTAGCGATTGCCCAGCGTGGTAGCGGCCCGTTCACCGCAAACTCGGTTCTCGTCTGCGACCGCTGGCAGATGTCGATGGGCGCAGGATCGACATATTCCTGCTCCGCCAATCAGCCTCTTGGTAGTGCCAGTCCGGCAGGCGGCTCGGTGATAGGCATAACGGGTTCGTACACCCATGCCAACAATTCGTATCTGGCCCAAACGCTGAAGTTCAATGATATGGGCGCGCACTTGCGTCTAACTCAGGTTGCCTACTCGATGCGCGTCTTCGCTAACGCGGCGAATGCGGTGCGTCTTCGCATCTCGGGTGACGGGACGGGTATCTCGCCGGCGACGTCATCGTTTCATCCGGGCAACAGCACCTGGCAAACGCTGACAGTGATAAGCAACGTTATTCCGGCC